ACTTTCAACCTGTAAAGTTTAAAGATCAAACAATACTGGATGATCTAAAAACTATATCTGACTTGCCTGAAGATCATCCTGCTAGATTATATTGTATTAATAGAAAGATACCTAAAAAGTATTTTGATATTTTATATCTGTGTGATAAGTTTATGACTTTAGTAAACAAAGTAAAACCTAATACTTACAAAGTTTACAAAGATCATCCAAGACTTATCATACCGTTTTTTGATACAACAGGCAAGTTGTTTGCTTTTCAAGGTCGTGCTTTCGGCAACGAACAACCAAAATATCTAACAATTAAACTAGATGAAAACAAACAAAAAATATACGGACTTGAAAGAATTAATTTTACAAAAGAAATTAAAATCGTTGAGGGACCGATTGATAGTTTATTTATTGATAATTGTCTTGCTGCTGCTGGGGCAGATTTATTTTTAAATAATAAAGTTCCGAATGAAAAAATAACATATATATTTGACAACGAACCGAGAAATAAAGAAATTATAAAAAGAATGTACAATGTGATTGAAAAAGGTTTTAACATAGTTATCTGGCCAGATGACATTCAACTAAAAGATGTAAATGATTTAGTGATGAATAAAATGTCCATTTCTAAAGTCGAATCTATTATAAGTAAAAATACATTTAGAGAATTAGAAGCATTGACAAAATTAAGTTATTGGAAAAAAGTTTAAAGGGGGACAGATGGTACAAGAACAAGTGATAAATGTAATTAAACGTGGTGATAGAGGCAAAGAACCTTTAAACATTGAAAAGATACACGAAATGGTAGAGTATGCCTGTGAAGACATAACAGGTGTTTCATCATCTCAAATAGAGATGAATAGTGGTCTACAATTTTATGATGGTATGTCCACAAATGATATTCAACAAATCTTAATCAAATCAGCTGCAGACTTAATAACTTTAGAAAATCCTAATTATCAATTTGTTGCCTCACGTTTACTATTATATTCTTTAAGAAAAAAAGTTATAGACAAACTTTGGGATCACCCACACATTTATAAACACGTACAAAATTGTGTTGAACGAGGTGTTTACGATAAAGAAATTCTAAATCATTATGATAAAAAAGATTTTGATAGAATGGAGAATTGGTTAAACCACGAAAGAGATTATACATTTACATATGCTGGATTAAGACAAGTGATAGACAAGTATCTAGTACAAGATAGATCAAACGGTGATATATTTGAAACACCACAGTTTATGTATATGATGATTGCGGCTACACTATTTGCAAAATATCCTAAACAAAAGAGAATGACATATGTTAAAAAATATTATGACGCTATTTCACAATTCAAAATTAATATTCCAACGCCTGTTATGGCTGGTGTTCGTACTCCTATTAAGCAGTATGCTAGTTGTGTACTTGTTGACGTTGACGATACTTTACCTTCTATTTTCAGTAGTGATATGGCCATTGGGCGTTATGTGGCACAAAGAGCTGGTATCGGTATCAACGCAGGTAGAATTAGAGGAATCAACAGCAGAATACGAGGCGGAGAAGTACAACATACTGGAGTTATACCATTTCTTAAAAAGTTTGAGGCAACGGTTAAGTGCTGTACTCAAAACGGAGTTAGAGGAGGTTCGGCAACTGTTCATTTCCCTATCTGGCACCAAGAGATAGAAGATATTATTGTTCTTAAAAATAATAAAGGTAGTGAAGATAATAGAGTTAGAAAATTAGATTACTCAATTCAACTATCTAAATTATTTTATGAAAGATTTATTAACGAAGAAGACATCACTTTATTTTCACCACACGAAGTACCTGAATTGTATCAGGCTTGGGGTACACCAGAGTTTGATGATTTATATTTAAAAGCAGAAAGAAAAATATCTGTAAAGAAAACAAAAATAAATGCACAAGAATTATTTTTTGACATCTTAAAAGAACGTGCAGAAACAGGTCGTATCTATATTATGAATATCGACCATTGTAATACTCACTCATCATTTAAAGATAGAGTTACTATGTCAAATCTATGCCAAGAGATTACTTTACCTACTGATCCAATACAACACATAGATGGTGAAGGCGAGATTGCATTATGTATTCTATCAGCAATCAACGTAGGTTTAATAAACAAAAGAGATGAATTAGAACCATTATGTGATCTTGCAGTTAGAAGTTTAGAAGAAATCATAGATCATCAAAACTATCCTATTGTTGCTGCTGAAAAATCTACAAAGGCAAGACGTAGTTTAGGTATTGGTTATATAGGACTTGCACACTATCTTGCTAAAAAAGGTTACAAGTATGACCAGAAACTTGCGTGGAGACAAGTTGATAAACTAACAGAAGCATTCCAGTATTATCTATTAAAGGCAAGTAATGAAGTTGCAAAAGAAAAAGGTAAATGTGATTACTTTGATAGAACAAAATATTCCGATGGTATCTTACCTATAGACACTTACAAAAAAGAAGTAGATGAGATTGTAAACAATCGTTCATTAACTTATGATTGGGAGTGGTTAAGGAAAGAAATAAAAGAACACGGCCTACGACATAGCACACTCTCGGCCCAAATGCCATCAGAATCATCTAGCGTGGTTTCTAATGCCACAAACGGCATAGAACCACCTAGAGATTATCTATCTGTAAAGAAATCTAAAAAAGGTCCTCTTAAACAGATAGTTCCAGATTACAAAAGATTAAAAAACAATTACAGTTTACTATGGGATATGAAATCAAATGAAGGTTATATCAATGTAGTATCTGTAATGCAGAAATATTTTGACCAGGCTATTTCAGGTAACTGGTCATACAATCCAGAAAACTATGAAGACAATCAAGTTCCTGTGTCAGAAATGGCAAATGACCTATTAATAACTTATAAATATGGGTGGAAAACGTCATACTACCAAAATACATATGACGCTAAGAAAGATGTTGACGAACCACAACACACTATAGATTACGATACACCAGTTGAGGATAAACCAAAAGAAGAGGACGAGGCTTGTGAGTCTTGTACAATTTAAATGAAAAGTGTTTTTAATAAAGATAAAAACCTAGACGCAACAAAACAGTTAATGTTTTTTGGTCCAGATTTAGCAGTACAAAGATATGATAATATGAAGTATCCTATTTTTGATAAGTTAAATCAACAACAACTAGGTTACTTTTGGAGACCTGAAGAAGTATCTTTACAAAAAGACAGAAACGATTACCTTGAATTAAGAGAAGAACAAAAGTTTATCTTTACATCTAATCTTAAATATCAAACTATGTTAGATAGTGTACAAGGTAGAGGACCTTGTTTGGCATTTTTACCTTTCTGTAGTTTACCTGAACTTGAAGGTTGTATTGTAACGTGGGACTTTATTGAAACAATACACAGTAGATCATATACTTACATTATTAAAAACTTATATTCAAATCCTAGTGAAGTATTTGATATGATATTAAAAGATGAAAAGATTGAAAGAAGAGCAAAGTCAGTTACACAAACGTATGATGATTTAATCTCAACAGGTTATCAATGGACATTAACACCAGATAAAGTTGATCTATATGATTTGAAAAAGAAAATGTATCTTGCAATGGTGTCAGTTAATATACTAGAAGGTTTAAGATTTTATGTATCATTTGCTTGTTCGTTTGCATTTGGTGAATTGAAGAAACTAGAAGGTTCAGCAAAGATTATATCTTTTATTGCTAGAGATGAAAGTCAACACCTTGCAATGTCGCAAAGAATAATTAATAACTGGAAAGATTATGAAAATGATAAAGACTTTTTAAAAATAATTAAAGAAACAGAAAAAGAAGTTTATCAAATGTATGATGAGGCTGTACAGGAAGAGAAACGTTGGGCAACTTATCTATTCAGTAAAGGTTCTATGATCGGTTTATCAGAAAAACTTTTACATCAATTTGTTGAATATATGGCAAATAGAAGAATGAAGGCAATACAATTAACTCCTGCATACGACCAGAAAACAAATCCATTGCCTTGGGTTGAACATTGGTTAAATAGTAGAAGTACACAAAACGCACCACAAGAAACAGAAATAGAAAGTTATGTAATTGGTGGTATTAAACAAGACGTTAAGAAGGATCAATTTAAAAAATTTAAACTATAATGGAAAAAGCAAAAAAACATTGTTCTAATTGCGAAACTAAATATACTATAGAATGGGATATTGAAGAACAAGATTTAGAACCTTTAACTTGTCCATTTTGTGGACACGAAGTCGATATAGATGACGTTGAGGAAGTAGAACAAAGATATGAAACAAACGAGGAAGACGATAGTTGGAATTGATTATAGTTTAACTAGTCCTGCCGTTTGTATTAATTGTGATGATGAATATATGTTTTATTATTTGACAAGTAAGAAAAAATACATTGGTCAGATGGCTAAAAATATTATAGGGTTTGAACATAAAGAATACAAAACACCAATAGAAAGATTTAGTCAAATATCTACTTGGGCAATCAATCAATTTAATAGATTAAGTTACGATTTAAAAAACTTAAAAGTTTTTATAGAAGGTTATTCTTTTGGTTCTAAAGGACAAGCAGTATTTCAAATAGCAGAAAACTGTGGTATACTTAAATACAGATTACAAGAATTAAAAATACAATACGATACAGTTGTACCTAGTGTTGTTAAAAAGGGTGCAACAGGTAAAGGTAATGCAGATAAAGATATGATGTATGAATCCTTTTTAAAAGAAACAAAGATTGACTTGAAGAAAATATTTGATACTGATAAGGTAGGCAATCCTGTATCAGATATAGTTGATAGTTATTATATACAGAAAATTGGATATGAAAATAGCAGTAGTAACTTCATTAAATAAAAAACTATACGAGTATTATGCTCATAGATTTTATTCAACGTATAACTGGCCGTTTGATTGTTACATTTACCACGAGGGTTGGATACCAGAGATTGACCCTATGCGACCAATCATACATAGAGATATACACGAAACAAATCCAGAATTAAAATCATTTATACAAAGAAACTCAAACAGAAATATAACTAGTTTAGACCCTAATGATCCTAGTCGTATTACAGATGACAGTAGAGGTTATAGATTAGACGCTATAAGATTTAGTTATAAAGTATTTGCTAAAACACACTTAATGCTAAATTGTGATTATGATTATGTTTTTTGGATTGACGCAGATGTTATATTTCAAAAGACAATTACAGAAAAAGAAATAATTGATAAGATTTTACCTTCAAATTATTGTATATCTTTTATGGACAGGCCTACCTATTATAGTGAATGTGGTTTTGTTGGTTATAATCTTACAAAACCTGCTACAAAAAAATTTATATATAAATTAAGAGAACACTATACTAAAGATTTATTGTTCCAAGAAAAAGAATGGCACGATAGTTATGTTTGGGATTGTGTTAGAAAAAAATGGTTGTTTGATGAACCACAATTTAATTTAGCATCAGTTGGACAACTCGAAGTTGGTAATCCTTGGACAAATACTAAATTAAAAGATTATGTTCACCACTTAAAAGGTAAAAAAAGAAAAGACGCAGGAAGGATGTACGTATGAAAGCAGGTAAAATATGGGGAAAGACTGAACTTGTACACGCAAACGGAGTTTTAGAATTTCACAGAATAGAATATAAAAAGAATGTTGCTTGTTCTAAACATAGACACAAATACAAATGGAATGGATTTTTTGTAGAGTCTGGTAAAATGATGGTTAGAGTATGGCAACAAGGCAAACAAGAAGGATTAATAGACGAAACAATTTTAAATGCAGGTGATTTTACTAGAGTTAAACCTGGATTGTTCCACGAGTTTATTGGACTTGAAGATGGTGTGGCATTTGAATTGTATTGGGCAGAATTTGACCACAATGACATTGAAAGAGAAAGTCAAGGTCGTCCTGTAAATGAAGATATAACTTTCAAAGCAAGTGAAGAAACATATAGTAGTAATACAGCACACGAAACTAAACAATTTATGGTAGAAGGTGTATAATGAACGGACTAGAGTTTTTATATCACATACTATTTGTAGAAAAAGATATAGCTCTGTGGGGTATAATTACTATGGGTATAATATTTGCCCTCATAAGTATCATTATGGATTACGGATTTGAAGGAGATGAAAATATAAAATGATTAGAGTTTTTATTGGATATGATGACAATGAGAAAGTGGCGTTTAGTGTATTAAGTCATAGTTTACTTAAACACTCTACACAACCTATTGCTATAACACCTATTAGATTACAGAATATTAAAGATGTATTTGTAAGAGAAAGATTACCAATACAATCTACAGACTTTGCGTTTAGTAGATTTTTGGTTCCTTATCTTTGTAACTATTCAGGTCACGCTATCTTTATGGATTGTGATATGTTATCACGTGCTGATATATCTTTATTATGGCGACAAAGAACTACCAAGTATGCTGTTCAATGTGTACAACACGATTACACGCCTAACAGTACAGTTAAGTTTATGAATCAACCTCAATCAGTTTATCCTAAAAAGAACTGGTCAAGTATGATGATCTTTAACAATGCGAAGTGTACAGCATTAACACCTGATTACGTTAATAGTGCTAGTGGTTTAGAACTTCATCAATTTAAATGGTTAGAAAGTGAAGACTTAATAGGTAAGTTAGATGAAGAATGGAATTGGTTAGTCGGCGAATACGAACATAGTCCTCACGCTAAATTAGTACACTATACTGAAGGTGGACCATATTTTTCTAATTACAAAAAATGTGATTATGCAAATGAATGGTTTGAAACATTTGAAGAAACAACTAAAATCAATATGTGAGGAAGAAGATGATTAACACTTGTATTGCTCTTTCGTTGGCAATCTCAATGCACCTAGGATTAGAAAACGATTATAATAATCTACACCCTCACGCTCGTTGTAGTATAGACAATACTATCGCTGGTGTTTATTATAATAGTGAAGACAATATATCAACATACATTGGTAAGAAGTATAATAACATAGAAGTTGGTATTGTAACAGGTTATGAGAGTAATGCAATTGTACCTATGATACGATATGTAAATAACAACTTCTTTATATCACCTGCATATGAAACAAATGGTAATTATGGTATTACAATAGGTATAGAATTAGAATTTAAATGATAAAATGAATACAATTGACGTTTATAGTAGAACAACACAAAACTCTGGTTATAAAAGTGAACTTATGAAAGCCTTTTATGATGGTGTTAATAAAAATAATAATCCTAATTGGGCTGCTAAATTAATTGACAATTATAATCTATCAGATGGTACACACGCATTTTGTTTTAATTATCAAAGAGATGTAGTAAGAGATAGAGCAGGTTTGCATTTAAGAAGAAAAGTTATAGACAAATATCTACCGTCTGGTAAAATATTCTTTTTTGATAGTAACGTTTTAATATCATATGAAAAAGAAAAATATCATCCTGCTAATTCATATGTAAGAATTGCTTATAGTAATGTATATCCAGATAAAGCAAAATACTTTAATAATAATCCGAAACCTGATAGATGGAATATTATGAAAGAAAAACTTAATATTAATTTAAAAGATTATGATAAGTCAGGCGATCAAATATATATTTGTTGTAATAGAGGTAGTGGAGGTTATTCTGCTTTTGGGCAAAACGCTGCTCAATGGGCAATTGAAACAACATCTTTATTAAGACAATATACAAAAAGACCAATAGTAATAAGATTACATAGTAGTAAAGATTATCCTACACAAGCAGATGATGTAAAAAAACTATATGATTTTAAATCTGGTAAAAAAGATATTGATGTACACTCTCCTGGTAACAACTATCCTAATTTATTAGACGAAATAAAAAAAAGTTATGCTGTAATAACTTTTACTTCTTCATCTGGTGCTTCTGCTATAGTTGAGGGTAAACCTTTATTTGTAACTCATCAATCTGGTTATCTATATAGTATGAATGCTGGACATTTAAGTCAAATAGAAAATCCTAATTTAGATTTAGATAGAGAAAAGTTTTTATGGGGATTAGGTGAATGTCATTGGACTTTACAAGACATAGAAAACGGTTTGTATTTTAAAAAATTTTTGGAGAACAATAATGACCATTAGATGTGTTGATTGGGAAACAGAAAAGGCAAATGAAAGAGAGTCTATGGGTAGTAATAGAAGTGATCCTTATATTTTAGCATTAAGTCAAGGTTTAGGTGAATGTGAATATGTTAGAGGTGAAAAATTAGATTTAGAAAACGATAAATCACCTTGTGTTTTTAGAGGTTTAGGTAAATCACCTGAAATACATAAATGTATAGAAAAAGGTATAGACTTTTATTATGTTGATACAGGTTATTTCGGAAATCCTACGACAAAGAAATGGCATAGAATTGCTAAAAATAATTTACAAACAATAGATCATAAATCTTTAGATCGGGTTTATGATATATTAACTAATGATAGAACAATAGTACATCCTAAAGAATTTAATGGTTATATTATGGAAAGATTTAAACAAGTTTTAGGTGACTTTGATACTTTCAAAATTACAAGAAGAAAAAAATCAGATAAAATATTATTTGTACCGCCTAGTCAAAAAGTATTTAATCATTTTGGTGCCAATGCTGATGAATGGATTGAAAGTAAAATGAAAGAATTTAAAAATTATACAAATAAAGAAATTGTATTAAGACCTAAAGTAAGCAGATCACAAAGAGTAAGTTATTCAGTACAAAAACAACTTGTTGATGAAAACTTTGATTCGTTAATTACTTTTAATAGTATTGCCTCAATAGAAGCTATAATACAAGGATTTCCTGCAACTGTATTAGGTCCAAATGCTGGTTCTTATTTAAGTAATACAGATATTACAATGATAGATAACCCTAGATGGCCTAAATTATCAGATATTAAAGATCATTTATTTTATCTATCATTATGTCAATTTACAAGTGAAGAAATGTCAAATGGATTTGCTTGGAGAATAATTAGAAATTTACAAAAAGATTTAAAACCATTGGAGTTTAAACTATGAAACTAATAAAAGATTGGTGGTTACCAGATAGTGATACACACTTTGAACATTATATTAAAGACGGTGGTTATCAAACTGTACATAGAGATACTATATTAAAATATATCAGACAATATAAACCTGTTACAGCAAGTTGTATAGACGTTGGTTCACACGTAGGGTTTTGGTCTAAAGACTTTACACAATATTTTAAACACGTCTATGCTTTTGAACCTATACCAGATGTAAGAGAATGTTATGTTAAGAATATAACAAAAGACAATTACACATTATACCCTTATGGTGTTGGTAGTGAAGAAAAAACAATTAAAGTATTATATGATCCAAAAGAAACAGGTAATACACACGCCAGCAAACAAGGTAATTTAGAAATACAAATAAAAAGATTAGATAGTTTTGATATGTTACCTATTGACTATATTAAAATAGACGCTGAAGGATATGAAATAGAAGTTGTTAAAGGTGCAGAAAAAATTATTGAAAGAGATAAACCTTTTATTCACGTTGAAGCAAAAGGTAAAGTAATGGTCAGACAAAACATCACTAAAGATGACATTGAAAACTATTTTAAAAGTATAAATTATAAACAAGTCTTATCTGTTAAATCAGAATTACTGTATGCACCTATATGATAATCACACACAAACTTGCTAAAAAAGATTGTTTATCACATCAAATCTTTCCTGCTATTGAAAAAGGTTGGAAAGATGAAGATAAACCTATACACTTTTTTTGGGGTTTAGGTGGTAATAATGTAAATGAAATAAAACAAGTAAGAGAAAGAAAAGAAGAATTTTGGTTTATAGATACAGGTTACCTCACACAACAAATTACTAGATATCCTAGTCCTATCATACACGACATTGATAAAACTTACTTTAGAATTTGTAAAGGTAGTTTTCACACTAACATTGGTAAAGTAGGTAGTGGACAAAGATTAGAAATTTTGAGGTCAAAAGGTATAGACGCTGAATTTAAAGGGTGGTATACAGGAGAAACTAAACACATATTATTATGTCCATCATCACAAACAGTTACCTATCATATAAATGGTATATCACAAGAAGACTGGATTAAAACAGCAATACAGGAAATAGGTAAACATACAGATAGAGAAATAGTCTTTAGAAATAAACCTAGACCAGGTAATAAATGGTGGAATACAGATATACAAAAAGACTTAAAGAATTGCCACGCATTAGTAACCAATATGAGTTTATCAGCCTTTGACGCATTATTAAATTATGTACCTGTATTTGCAGAAAACAATAGTGTTATGGGTCCTGTAACAAGTAGAGATATAAGTAAGATAGAAAAACCATTACGACCAGGTAGAAAGACTATGGAAGAATGGTTAAAGTTTGTTGCAGAAAATCAATTTACATTGAAAGAAATGGCAAGTGGAGAGGCTTACGAAATATTAAAGTATCAAAATGAAGATTAGATATTACACAAATTTAACAGGTGTTCGTTGGTTAGGTTTTTTACTAGCAATGATAAGTGTTTTTATTTTATCAAGTGCTAACGTAGAAACTCAATGGTTAGGATGGGCAATTGGTTGTGTAAGTTGTGCCATTTGGGTTGCAATGGGTATTAAAGATAAAGATACACCAAGAACTCTTATGGAGTTGTGTTATCTTTTATTAGGATTGAGAGCTGTATGGAACTGGTTAATGTAGTATGTTTATATTGGGGTAATAAGTACAAAACAGATTACGTACAAGTTTTATATAATATGGTTAAAAGACATTTAACCATACCACATAAGTTTATCATATACACAGATCACGTCAAAATGCACAAGTTGGTGCCAGGTGATAATGTTGAAGTTAGAAAACTACCGTTTCATACTTACGAGGGTTGGTGGAATAAACTTACTTTGTTTAGTGAAGAAGCAAAGTTAGAAGGCACTTGTTTATATTTTGATTTAGATGTAGTTATTGTAGATAACATAGATTGTTTTTTTAATTTTAATAAAGAAAAACCAGAACAGTTTGTAGGTATGAATGACTTTAATAAAACAACAAAGTTATTTAATTCTAGTGTTATGCGATTTAACAATAAGATTATGACAAAATATGTATGGCAAGAGTATCAAAAAGATAAAAAGACATTTGATAGGTTACAAGGTGACCAAAATGTTATATCACAAACAATAAAGAAAACACCACACTTTAAATCATTTCCTGATGAATGGACATTTTCTGCTAAATGGTTTGATAGAGATAATCCTAGATTTCATAGAGAGAAATGGACATTTGAAAGAAAATCAGGTGCTAAAGTTGCAGTATTTCACGGTAAACCTAATCCACACGAACTGGTAAATCCACATCCATACGAATCATTTGACGAAAAATCAACAGAATGGGTCAAAAACCATTGGAAATAAAGGGTGTTCTCTCTTTGTTCTTTTAAAAAGTCAATAAAATCAACGTTTTTTAATGCTTGACTTTTTGGTCAGATATGATACTATAATAGTATGAAAAAACAAATCATTAATATTAATAAAAAAGTCAGAAATAATGGCTTGACAATTAGTACAAATGATGATACTATTAACTATAACAAAGGAAAACACTATGTCAAAAACTAAACAATGGGCTGAAGACACAGCAACAAATCAAGTAGATGAAATATTAAAATCACTTAAAGGTGGTAATATTGACGAAGACAAGGCACAAAAAGAAATACTTAATGTTGAGAATATTGCAATGACAGGTATTGATGAAAACAATGTCGGTGATGTAACTTATGAGGCACTTAACGGGTAATATGACAAAACAACTATCACAAAACTTAATTAATTATATTAAAAAACATAATGAAAAGGCACGTAAGTATAATGAAGAAAACAGAAATACTACTGGTAACTGGACAAGTTTGATGATAGAAGATGAAAAACATTGGATTGAATATGGTATTTTTACATTAAGAGATTTAGTAAGACAAAATTTAATTGATTACATATGGGACGAATTTAAATCTGTAAACGGTATTAGACCAAGATTTATGAATTTTAGTAAAATGGGTATTAGAGAATTAAGAAAAGAAGTAAACTATTTAATGAACGAGGAAGTAAATGAAATATAACGAAGACAAAATAATAAAAGAAATTTCAGACTATATCAAATCAACCTATGGTGAACATTACAGTACAACAAAAGATGGTTTTCAAGTACAAGATATGTTAAGACAATTAGGTATTGATAAAGATTTTTGCCAGGCAAATGCAATTAAGTATCTATGTAGATATGGAAAAAAACAAGGCAAGAATAGAAAAGATTTATTAAAAGCAATTCACTATATTGTTTTATTAATGAGTAGTGAAGATAACAAGTAAAAGGAGGACTAAACTATGACAATTGATACAAACGTAATTTATCTAAAAGATGATGTAGGTAAAAACCTATACAGAAAGAAAACTTACTATACACTTGTGATTGAACAAGAAGTATTAGCAAAAGATAAAGACGAAGCAGATGTAAAATTTACTGAATGTGGTATTGACCACTCAAAAATCAACCACGAAATTACTGAAACAAAAGATGGTGTTGAAACCTATATGGTTGACGCTAATTATTCAGATAGTGGTAAAACTGAATATATCGGTAAAGTAAAATATGAAGATGAAGAATATGCCGAAGAAGACGGTTTGGTAGAAATTAATACACACGCAGATGAAAAGGAGGTAAGAGTATGATAGAAACAATAGCAACAGTTGATATTTTGAATTTGGCAATTGACCAATTAGACGAAGGAAGAACCATTGATTGTAAAGATACTTTGGTTACATATAGAGATAAACTACAAAATGAAATTGATGAGTTTGATAAGTGGGCAAAAGTACAATCAGATATTCATACACAATTAGAACTAGAAGTGGAGGGTAAATAATATGGAAATGCTTATTTTAGTATTTTTAATATTAATAGCTGCTACAGTAATTACCTTTTCAGGTGAGATTTATATGTATCTTTGCTTGACATTAGGGTCACTAATGGCAGATATTAAAGATAAAATAGATTCAATCATAAGTAGAAAAAAGTAGATGATGAACTATACGTGGACAGGTCGAATCGTCAATCCTCGGTCATCCTCGGACGATTATAA